GGGAGAATTTCCCGATTGCAGAATCAAAGTCAGGGTTTTAGATAGAAATGCCGGGTAGGAAGCCGAAACCGACCGCAATTAAGCTGATTCAGGGCACTTTCAATGTTTCACGTGCAAACCCGACGGAGCCCAAGCCGGAACTGGGCGCCCCGGATCGGCCGAAGTACCTGAAGGGCGAAGCGAAGAAGGAATGGGACCGCCAAGTGGGTTATTTGACGCGAGATGGCGTTCTCGCCAAGCGGGAACATGCCATGCTGGCCGCCTATTGCGTTCTCCATGGTCAGTTCGTAGAAAGTGTCCGGAAGGGAACGCCCCTGATCGCCAGTCTGATAGCCCAATATCGCGCCTTGGCTACCGAATTCGGCCTGACGCCCTCCAGCCGCGTCAAGACTCACGCCGCAAAACCGCAGGAACCCCAGCAGAATGGGTGGGCACGACTAGCTAATTGACTGAAAACAAAGAGAAAAACTACGTCGCCATAGCGAAGCGATATGCCGAGGCGGTGGTGTCGGGCAAGATCTCTGCCTGCTCGTGGGTAAGGAAAGCCTGCCGGCGTCAACTCGATGACCTCAAACGAGCAAAGGCTGGGGCCTGGAGGTATCGGTTTGACGCGAAAAGGGCCGTCCGGATATGCCAGTTCGTCGAAGGTTTTCACCACATCAAAGGCGAATGGGCCAAGCGCAATGAGCAGATAGTCTTGCAACCATGGCAGGTCTTCATCTACACAACGATCTTCGGTTGGGTGGACCGCGATTCGGGCTTGCGCCGGTTCCGGACAGTCTATATCGAATGCCCGAGGAAGAACTCGAAGTCGACGATGTCTGCCCCGGTGGCCCTGTATCTGATGGCCGCCGATGGCGAGGCAGGCCAAGAGGTATACAGTGCCGCCACGACCAGGGATCAGGCCAAGATCGTCTGGGAAGCGGCCAAGCAGATGGTTGACCGGGATCCTGGCTTCCGCAAGACGTTCGGTGTTGATACCTCGGCGCATTCGATCTACCAGATGGCCAGCGCTTCGAAGTTCATCGCCATATCGGCCGAGGGCAACAGTCTCGATGGGCTGAACGGCAGTTCCATTGTGGACGAACTCCACGCCCACCGCACCCGCAAGGTCTACGACGTTCTGGAGACCGCCAAGGCTGCGCGCCAGCAGCCGTTGCTTTGGAACATCACGACGGCCGGATCCGATCGCAGCGGGATCTGCTATGAGCTCCGGACGTATGTGACGAAGATCCTCGATGCGGTGGCCCAGGACGACTCGGTCTTCGGGATTATCTATACGACCGATGAAGGCGATGACTGGACGGACGAGGCGACCTGGAAGAAAGCCAACCCAAATTATGGCGTGAGCGTCGACCCGGAGGAGTTGCGCCGGCTCTGCCTCAAGGCGCAGAAGATGCCGTCGGCGATGAATAACTTCCTCACCAAGCACCTGTCGGTCTGGGTGAACGCCGACGTCGGCCTGTTCGATATCTCGAAATGGCAGGCCCTCGGCGATCCGTCGCTTGATCCGGAGCAGTTCAAGGACAAACCGTGCTGGCTCGGGCTGGACCTGGCGCCGCGGCATGACTTCAGTTCGCGGATCCAGCTGTTCGAGGTTGAGAAGGATGACGGCGTCCACTACTACGTCTTTCCGCGGCACTTCCTGTCGGAAGGAGAAATAGAGGCCTCGGCGAACTCCCAGTACGCCGGCTGGGCCCGCGAGGGATGGATCACGACAAACTCCGGAAACAGCACGAGTTATGACGACATCGAGGAAGATCTGCGCGGACTGAATTCACAGTACCAGGTCCGGGAGGTCGCATATGACCCGGCGACGGCAAAGGAGATCGTCGACCACATGAGCGCCGAAGGGATGCTCATGGTTGAGATGCGGCCGCTTGTGCTGAACTTTTCGGAGCCGACCAAGCGCCTTGACGCACTGATGGCCGACGGCAGGATCCACCACAACGGCGATCCGGTACTGACGTGGATGCTGTCGAATGTGGTCGGCCACTATGACCGCAAGGACAATGTCTATCCGGTCAAGGAACGCCGGGAGAATGCCATCGACGGCGTAGTCGCCCTGATCATGGCCCTCGGGAGGGCGCTGGCCAATGCGCCGAAGCCGGAACCGCAATACCAGGCCTTTTTCGTGGGAGGCAACTAGGTGCCTGTCGACGTTACAGACGATTTCATCTGGATCTCGATCCGCGACGCCGACTCATTCGTGCAGGATAGTTTCCGGCAGGTGACTCTCAGCGAAGAGCAAGGCATTCATTCCCGCATGGGCAAGCTCAAGAGCGAGCCGGCTGGAGCCATGGTGCTGCAGGCGTACTACTTCGATAAGTCAAAATTTTCAGTGGCCGAAGCAGAGGCCTGGGTTAAGGATCACAAGGAGTCAATGCCAATGACGATCAACCGTGCGTATTCAGTGCTGACTATCAAGTCTCTCGACGAGGATCGCAGGATCATCGAGGGCATCGCGACTACGCCCACGCCCGATCGAGTCGGCGACGTGATCGTGCCTGAGGGCATGGAGTTCAAGCTGCCTCTGCCTCTGCTCTACCAGCATAATTCGAGCAAGCCGATCGGGCAGGTCCTCGCCGCGCACGTCGATGCGAGTGGAATCAAGGTTACTGCCCGCTTGGCTCCTCCCGGGACGACCGTCTGGATCGACGAGGCATGGGCCCTGATTAAGGCCGGCCTCGTGCGCGGGTTGAGCGTGGGTTTCCGTTCCCTCGAGGAGACGTTCGACAAGACTCTCAACGGGTTCAAATTCATCCGCAGCGAGCTCATGGAATTGAGTGCAGTCACGATTCCAGCCAATGCGGAAGCAACGATTATCAGCGTCAAGTCAGCCGATTCAGCCCTGGCCGCGATTGGCCGCAAGGGGCGTGATCCGGTGCGGCTTGGCACGACAAAAACAACGCCCGGCGCTTCGGGGTCAATTATGGGTAAGGAAATGAAGACTATCGCTGAACAGATTACCGCGTTCGAAGCCAAAAGGATGGCATCGGCCGCGCGAATGACCGAGATCATGAACAAATCGGGCGAAGAGGGACGCACCCTCGACGACGCCGAAACGCAGGAATACGACGGCCTCCAGGCCGAAGTGAGGCAGGTCGACGAGCACTTGGTTCGCCTCCGGGCGCACGAGAAGGACATCGTCGCGAAAGCCACTCCCGTGACAAGCCAGAACTCCGACACAACTCAGAAGGCCAGCGATGTTCGCGGTGGCGTGATCACCGTGAAAGGACCGGACCTGCCGAAGGGCACCGGGTTCGTTCGGTATGCGATGGCCCTCATGGCCACGCATGGAGACCGAGCGGAGTCATACGCACTCGCCTCGGCGAACAAGAGCTGGCATGACCAGACGCCGCAGGTCGAGCGCATCCTCGGGAATTCGGACTTCCACCGCAACATCAAGTTGGCCGTCGCGGCCGGCACCACGACTGCGACTCATTGGGCCGCCGAATTGGCGGACTATAGCTACTTGGCGAGCGAATTCATCGAGTACCTCCGGCCCCAGACGATCATCGGCCGGGTCGATGGATTCCGCCGCGTGCCCTTCAATGTGCGCCTTCCGCTGCAGGACGCCGGATCATCGGCGAACTGGGTAGGTGAAGGTTGCACAAAGCCCCTGTCGAAACTCAATTTCAACACGATGACCTTCCGATTTGCGAAGGCCGCGGGCATAGTTGTACTCACGGATGAACTCGTGCGATTCTCCAATCCCTCGGCCGAGGCCCTCGTGCGGCAGGATCTTGCTGCTGCCGTCGCGCAGTTCCTCGACGAGCAGTTCATCAACCCGGCAATTGCGGCCGTGCCGAATGTGTCGCCTGCCTCGATCACCAACGCCGGTCACACGACAGGGGCCACCGGCACCACGGCGGCGAACTTCAGGACGGATTTTGCCCTGATCATGACGCTGCTCGTGAACGCCAACATCGATCCGACCGGCAGCGTCTGGGTGATGCGGCCCACGCAGGCGGTGGCTCTGCAGCAGATGACGAACGTCATCGGGCAGCCGGAATTCCCCAATATCCTGGCGAACGGTGGGACCCTGGTCGGGTATCCCGTGGTTCCCAGCAATTCGTCTCCCGCTTCCCAGGTCACCTTCTTCTGTCCACGCGAGATCCTCTTGGCCGACGATGGGGGAATCACCCTTGACGCCAGCCGCGAGGCGAGCCTCGCCATGGACGATGGAGGGTCGCCGGCAACTGCCACGGTTGTTAGCATGTGGCAGAACAACATGGTCGCGCTGAGGGCCGAGCGGTACATCAACTGGGCCCGCCGCCGCCATGATGCAGTCTATTACCTGACCGCATGCAACTATCACCAGTAGTCCGGTGGAGTAGCACTGTAGTTGCGTTGGGCGGAGTTCTCTTGTCTGGGACTCCGCCCTTGTCTGCAGGGGGCATCAAATGAAAGTTAAAGCACTCAGGTCGTTCTATTGCGACGGCGCCCACAATGCGGGCGACGTCTACGAGGCGCAAGCGGATCACGTCCAGCTGCTGCTGTGCGCGAAATGCATCGAACTCATTATCGAACCGGTGCCGCCTCCCGTCAAAGCGCCTCCCGCCGTAACGCCACCACCGAAACCGAAGCCGCGTGCGGAGGTCGACTGGTCAACCCGCTACAAACGCCGCGACATGAAGGCCGAAGAATGAGATTGCCGAAATTCCTGACCAAGTTCATGAGTACGCTCACGCGCGTAAGCAGTTCGTGGGCGTGGCCGTGGATCGTTCGGGAATCGACCACCGGCGCATGGCAGACCAACGTCACGACGGACGCCAACGAGACGCTTCTGACTTTCAGCACGATCTACTCGTGCGTGACCGGAATCGCCTCGGACGTCGCGAAGATGCGCATCAAGCTTGATCGGGATGAAAACGGGATATGGGTGGAGGTCACCTCCGGTTCGCCCTGGTTGCCCGTGCTTCGAAAACCAAACCATTTCCAGAACCGGATCCGCTTTCTGGAATCATGGATCGTCAGCAAGCTGCTAAACGGGAATGCATATGTCCTGAAACAGAGGGACAACCGAAGAATCGTGACTTCGCTCTACGTCCTGGACCCGACTCGAGTCGTAGTCCTCGTGGCCGAGGACGGAGGCGTGTACTACCAACTCCGGCAGGATTATCTCTCACAGCAGGATAAGGACCAGGTGGTCGTCCCGGCCGCGGAGATTATCCACGACATGATGTGTCCGCTATGGCACCCGCTGATCGGCGTGTCGCCGCTCTATGCCTGCGCCTTGAGCGGGACCATGGGCAACAAGATCATGAACGCCTCGACGGGATTCTTCACGAATCGCTCGATGCCGGGCGGAGTCCTAACAGCCCCGGGTGCCATATCGAACGATACGGCCGG